CAGCCGAAGGCGACGAGGGCGAGCGCGACGAGCAAGATGCCGAGCGCACGCATCGGCAGCGACGGCAGCGGCAGGGCCTTGGTCAGCAGCCCCTTGGTCAGCAGCCCCAGCATCAGGGTTGCCCCCCACGCTCGCAGAGGCGGCTCGCTGCCCCCCCGAGGGGGGCGCGATGCGCTTGGGGCGGCCCGGCGCGCATCAGGCTTGCTCCTCGACGGCGGCGCCGGCGCCGCTGTAGCGCGCATACGCGCGCGCCAGGCGCTGGTCGTAGAGGTTCTCCCGGTAGGCCGGGCCGTTGTAGAGCTTGGCGAACTCGGCCCATTTGCGGCTCTTCAGCGCCTTGTGCAGGGCGGGGTCGGCGGCGACGAAGCGGACGAAGGCATCGAGGTGGGCGGCTTCGCCGCCGCGCATCGCCTCGACGAAGGCCTCCACGCTGTCGTAGCCGCAGGTCTGCCAGCGGAAGCCCATGATCTGGTACTGCCCCCAGCTCGCGGACTGGAGAGCGCAGGCGCGGTCGATGCCGCTGGCGGTGGCCAGGCGGGCGTGCTCGGCGACGCCGCCGGCGTAGCCGCCGCGCTTCGGGTACACGATGTTTGGAAAGCTGGCGGCGAGCGCGTCGGCGTCCTGCCCGGCCTCGTCGAGCAGGCGGTGCATGACGTGGCGTTCGAACAGGATCACGGGACGGCCGTCGGGCAGGAAGCCGCGGCCGAGGCTCTCGACCTCGTTGACGGCCATGATCGCGGCGACGGCGACACCGAGATCTTCCGCGGCGCGGTCGATGTCGGCCTGGCCGAGCAGGCGGGACGGGCGGAGGCCCAGGCGCAGGGTGTCCAGCGTCTTCGGGCCGGCGACGCCGTCGGCGACCAGGCCGCTCGCCCGCTGGAAGGCGAGGACGGCCGCTTCGGTCGCCTCGCCGAACCATCCGTCTTTCTCGACGGCAAAGCCGGCGGCGCAGAGCTGCTGCTGCAGCTCGCGCACGGCGGCGCCGGTGTCACCCTTGCGCATGGTGTGCTCCTTTGTCGATGGTGGGCGGTGTGCGCGTCAGGATGCGCATGCGGCGCTCGCAGACCAGCAGCGCGGCGATGCCGCCGGCAAGCATGAGGGCATGCCACTCCGGCACGGCGCCGGCGGCGATGGTGAAGATCCCGGCGACGGCGCCGCCGATGAGCAGCACGAAGGCGAGGCGGACCAGGCGCGGCGTGTCGCGCCCCATGCGGTTGATGGCCCGCTCGGCGCGGACAAAAATGACCGCGCAGAGGGCGAGCCCGAGCAGCTGCGCCAGGAAGGCGAGGGCGTTCATCGGCCTGCCTCCGCGCGGCGCGCCAGGCGCAGCAGGATGCGGCCGAAGCCGCTGATGCCGAGGAAGCCGATGCAGAAGGCCACCGGGAACTGCATCGCCTCGCGCGTGATGTCGGCCGGCCACCAGGGCAGCAGCCTGGCGGCGGCGGAGGCGGTGACGGCGGCGGCCACCGGGGCCAGGTAGCCGGCGATCATCGCGGAGCCGATCATGGAGACGCCGCGGCCGAGCAGGCCGGACGGCGGCTGGTAGGAGAGCGCCCACATGCCGCCGAAGAAGCCGGCCAGCAGCATCGGCGGCTGCAGGCCGGTGGCGATGCCGAACAGGGTGATGCCGGCGACACTGACGGCGATCAAGGCGGTGCTGGTGGTCGGCTCGGCCATGGTCAGTGGCGCCCGGCCGTCCGAAGCCACTGACGCACCCCCTTGGGGGGCAGCGAGCGAAGCGAGCGTGGGGGTCGTTTCATGTCAGTCCCAGAGTTGAATCAGGTCGTTCGTGCGCGGCGCCGAGGCGTCGGCATCGGGCAGCTCGACGGCGGTGCCGACCGGCAGGATCGGGCCGAGTGCAGACAGGCCGGGGTTTGCCTCAAGCACCTGCTCGGTGACGCCGCCGGTGCGGCCGAGGTGGCGGTGGCAGAGGAGATCGACCGTGTCGCCTTGCTGCGCCGTCACCCGCATCAGGGTTGCCCCCCACGCTCGCAGAGACGGATCGCTGCCCCCCCGAGGGGGGCGCGATGCGCTTGGGGCGGCCCGGCGCGCATCAGATCAACTCCACGGTGGTGCGGCGCACGCCGAGGATGTCGGCGATGGCCCAGCGGGCGTCGCGGCGCAGATCGTCGATCGTGCCGTCCAGGGCGCCGGCCTTGCGCTCGCCCTTGCCGGTGGCGTCGAAGTCGGGATGGCGCTCCGTCAGGCCGGCCTTGGCCAGGCAGCCGACGGCGCGCAGGTAGCGGTGCACGTTGATCGACGCGGCGTTGATCTCCGCCGCAGGAATCTCGGCGAGGGTGTCGTAGCCGGCGGCCTGCTGCGTCTCGCGCCAGGCCGCAAGCTCGCCGTTCACCGAGGCGATGGCTTCGATCAGCTCGGCGTTCAGGCGCTCGGCGGTGACAGTGCCGTCGATGCGCTGGGCGGCGCGGATCGCGGCCGGGTCGACCTCGGGCCAGAAGGGGCCCGGGTTGATCGGCGGTTCGACTTCCGGCGTGGCCGGTGTGGTGACGACGAAGCTCATGGTCCTCTGCGGTCAGTCGGGCGGTGGTCGGTGGCGGCACCGGGAAAGGAGAGAACCTGGTGCGCCACCGAGCCGCCCCGTGCGGGGTCCGCCCGGTGTCAGCCGTTGCCCGTCTGGGCCCCGGCGGAGTTCTTGATCTCGCGCTCGATGCGCTCGATGTCCTTCTTGACGCCGACCTTGTCGTGCAGGGCCAGGGCGCGCTTGAGGTGTCCGAGTGCCTCGGCCTTGTCCCCGCACTTGTCGAGGCCGAGGCCGATGGCCTTGTGCAGCTTGGCGCGCACCTCGTCGGGCATATCCTGCCCTTCCGTGATGGCGGCGGCCTCCTCGAGGGCGTCCGTGGTGGCGGCGTCGATGCCGTCCTTCAGGCGCAGGGCGTAGTCGGCCAGCTCTTCGGCGATCAGGCAGGCGGTGGTGCGCTTGTACTGGTCGGGCATCGCCAGGCCGTGCGCGATGGCGTAGGCGCCGATCGTCAGGGCCTGCTGCAGGTCGCCGACGTCGACGCTCCAGACCATGACGGTCATGAGCACGTCGTCCTGGACGCCGTGTGCGCCCTCGAGCGCGCCCTGCACCCAGGGCGCGTACTCGGGCAGCAGCTCGCGCTTGATCTCGGCGCGCCGCTCGATCGACTGCACATCGTGCAGGCGGCGCTTGTCCTCGGCCAGCTTGACGAGCATCAGCTCGTAGGCGGAGGCGTCGGCGCGGACGGCGGGCGCGACGGCCTGGTCGCGCTGGGCGGCGAGGGTTTTTTCGTAGTGCTTTCGGGCTGGGCTGTTGCGTGGCATGGGCTCTCCTGGATCGTGGTGGCGGGCGCCCGGACCGGCCGGGCGCGTCATGGCTTGGCTCAGGCCCAGCCGCCCAGGCCGTCCGGGAACTTGATGTTCACGGCCGCGCAGGCGGCGCCGTAGTCCTCGATCTCGTAGGCCTCGTTCACCGACTGGTACAGCTCGTACTGGTCGCGCTTCGGGTTGTCGATGAAGGTGTGGCGCCGGGTGCCGTTCTGCCAGTAGATCGACAGGTTCGAGCCGCCCTGCGGGCCCAGCTTGGTGATGAAGATGCTGCGCCCCGGGTAGAACGGGATCTCGGCCGGGCGCAGGCCGCCGAGCTTCTTGGCGGAGAGCATCATGTCGAGGGCGAGCACTTCCGTCGGCGTGGCGCCGTGCGAGGCGATCATCGGGAAGTACTTCTCGTCGAGCAGGTCGGACGAGACGCAGGCGATGAAGGTGTTGTCGCGCGCGTACCAGGGCTGCAGCAGGCTGGAGCGCATGTCATGGACCAGCTCGTCGAGGTTCGCGTAGTCGCCGTTTGCGCCGACGCGGATCTCGCCGGCGGTGCCGCCTTCCGTCATGTAGCGGGCGGCGGCGTTGGTCTGCAGCTTCTTGAGCCAGCCGATATTGACGTCCTGCAGCAGGGGGTTGGCGACGCGGTTGGTGGCGGCGGCCGCGCTGGTGCCGTTCCAGCCGATCATCAGGCGGTCGCGCCCGATCTGCTCGGCGACGCCCTTGCTGATGCGCACCTGGAAGTCGGGGAACTTGGCCCACTGATCGAGCTTGGCGTAGCGCAGCGCCGTGTCGAAGTTTGTCTGCTTGCAGGCGTACTGGATGTTGTCGAGCCCGGAAGGATCGGTCGGCGTGCGATCGGCGGCGGTGGTGTCGGTGCGACCGGCGATGGTGGTGCCGATCGAAAGTCCGATGCGCTCGCCGGTCTGCTGGTCGACGCCGTAGGAGTTCACCGAGCCGAGGAAGGCGGAGCTTTCCTGGATCGCCGACTCCAGCTTCTGCTGGATGCTCGGATCGACCGCGAATTGCTCGGTGGCGCGCTCCACGCCGTTGAGCCTGGCGACGTGATCGAGGTAGGCGTTAAAGGTTTTGCGGCCTGCGTTCGAAAGCATGGTGATCTCCGTGTTGTCTGGGTGGGTTGTTCGGGGTCGGCGGGGTCAGAACTCGGCGAGCTGCTTGCCGTTGCCGCCGGTGGCGGGCGGGCGCTTCTCGCCGGCCGGCGCCGCATCGAGCTCGGTCCTGAAGGCGGCGAGGTCGGCGGCGGTTTTTTCGGCGGCGGCCTGCGCGGCCTTCGCGCTGTCGGCCAGGGCGGCGAACTTGTCCATCAGTTCGCGCTGGCTGGCGGCGATGGCCTCGATCGCCTTGCCGGCGTCGGAGAAGCGATCCTCGTCCTTCTTGTCCTTGCCGGTGAGGTAGCCCATCACCTTGGCGAACAGCGACTGGCCGGTGGTCTCCCTGACGTCCTCGAACTCGATGACGACGCCGTCGCCGCCGAAGGAATAGACGTTGTCCTTGCCGGCCGAGAAGCGCATCGGCTCGGTGCCGAGGCTGGCCGGCGAGTCGGTGAAGGCCAGGCCGGTGAGGTAGGTGATGCCCTTGTTCGCGAAGTTCGGCGAAATTTCCATCGATGAGAACATCTTCTTGCCGACCGCCTGCATGGCGGCGACGGCTTCGTCGACTTCGACGATGGCGGTGAGCTGCAGCTTCTTCTCGCCGAGGATCTCGGCTTCCTGCGTACCGAGGGCCAGCACGCGACCCTGGGCGCTGAACATGCCGTCGGGGGCCAGCGAGAGCAGGTGCTCGATGTTGGCGACGGCGGTGTAGACCTTCGGGTCGTAGTGCTTGGCCATCTGCGTCAGCCAGTCGCGCTGGATGTTGCGCCCGTCGATGGTCGGGCCCTCGGTGGCGATGGCGAACGGCTTGGAGATTTTCTTCGGCATGCTCAGCCCCTCATGTGTGTGGGTGTTGAAATCGACAAGCGCATGGTCGGGGAGGCGCGCGCGGTGAGGCAATGCGCTGCGGTTGGCTGCGCGCGCGATACAACGTGGGCCGGCTTGGCGCGCGCGAACAGGCGGTTAGCCTCGGCGCATGGATATGCACGTGGACATGGACCCGCGCCGGCGCGCCAGAAGCCTCTACTGGCAAGGGTGGCGCATTGCGCGAATCAGCGAAGAGTTGAGCGTGAAGGCCGCCACTCTGCACTCCTGGAAGCGGCGTGACAAGTGGGACGACACGGCGCCCGTCGATCGCGTCGAGGCCTCCATCGAGGCGCGCCTGATCCGGTTGGTGCTCAAGGAGCCGAAGGAGGGCTGTGACTACAAGGAGATCGATCTCCTCGGCCGCCAGATCGAGCGCCTGGCGCGGGTGCGCAAGTTTTCCGCCGGCGGCAACGAGGCGGACCTGAATCCGAAGGTGGCGAACCGCAACAAGGGCACGAAGAAGCCGCCCGCGCGCAACGCCATCGACGAGGAGCAGCAGGCGAAGCTGGTGGAGGCCTTCCTCGAGGATCTCTTCCCCTACCAGAAGAACTGGTACCGGTCGGGCCTGGTGGAGCGGATC